TGTACAGGCAGGAACCATGCGCCTTGGACTCGTTGAAGGGTATTCAACAATCGGCAAGCCTAAGTCCTGTAAAACCTGCATTGAGCGTGTCCAACGGTATGGGTCGCAGGCGATTTCTCTGACGTTAGGGTGTGTTTGGCAAAACGCAATAATGGCTTCCTCAACCATTCTGACATCTACCCTCCAGTCAGCATTGTCATTGTCAATATCCTTCTCCCATGCGGCTACCATGAATACCTTGTTGGGTTCATCAGGATTTTTGGGAATGGTACAGCCCACGATTACGGTCGCATCCCCATTGAAAGACCCATCAAATCCGAGAATGATGTCCTCATCTTCCCCTACAGTGAATTCTGCTTCCCGCTCAGCCCAAGCCCCACTTGGGAGCCACGCAAGTCTGGAGGACACCCACTGGTTACACCTTTTTGTCCTGAACTCTGCTTCAGGGGTGCGCCTTACCGAAGAATGAAAATCGCTGGGAGCATTCAGGTCGCCAAAACCAGGGTTTGCCCGTTTCCATGTTTCTTCAGAACGGTGGTCGCCGTCATCCTCCCACCACGCCATGAAGAACGTGTCATCCTCAATTTCCTTTTGGGCAATGGACTTCCCGTACTGATACAGGTTGTACGCGATAGAGTCCCTACCCGTATTGTCTGACTTGGTTCCAGCCGTAGTGATAGCAAGCATTGAAGCCATGTCCCCGCGTGCCCCCATAGCTAGTGACATCACATCAAAAAGGTCACGGTTGGGCTGGGCGTGTAGCTCATCAAATACAACAAATGTGGGGTTCAAACCCTCCTTGGAGTATGCCTCAGCCGATAATGCGGTGTATGAACTATTCTTCTTGGCGTAGTAGATTGCGTTCCGGTAAACCTTGAGCATCGTTGATAATTCTTCTGACTCTGTAACCATCCGGGCCGCATCCTTAAACACAATCCGGGCCTGACCTGTATCTGCGGCGACCGAGTAGACTTCACCACCTTCTGGGCCAAGAACCAGTGAATACAGGGCCAGGATGGAGGCAAGCGCACTTTTTCCATTCTTGCGGGGCATCCCTATCAGGTTGATTCTGTGCTTCAGTCCCCCGTTTTCATTGAACGCAAAAATATGTTTGATGAGTTCTTGTTGCCAGTCGCGTAAATCCAGTTTTGTTCCTGAGTTGCCTGCTACAGAATCTTTCGTAATAATCCCGTATTCCTGAGCAAAGTCGATAGCAACCAAGCCTTTACCGCGCTCAATATCCACATCAGCTACCGGGGTCAGCCATCGTGGAGGCCACGGCTCAACGTTCATCTTGTCGCCGCTGTAATTCTTCAATCTTGGAGGCACGCCTCACCTCCGCAACACCCAGTCGGGTACGGTCACTAGGGGTGAAACCCATTAGCGATAGGTTCCGCACAATCTGGTTACTCAGGGAGTCAAGCCGCCGCGCCATACCCATATCGTCTGAGTTCATTACCTTGATTCTGAGGTTCCACCTTTCATCTACAAGCTCGCAAGTCATAAGCAGAATCTCCATGTCGGTAGACGGACTAATCCACTGTATTCCTGCGTTCCATACGTCATCCCATAACCTTTGACCCGGTTTCAGTAGTGGGCGTGTCGGCACCGGCACTCGCTCTGCCATCGGCAACAGTTCCAGCTCCATGGGCTTAGGCAGTTTGCGTTTCCCAGGGTTTCCAGTTTTACGCTTTATCTCAACTGGTGTGGGTGGTCTACCTTTTGTCACGGCTTTGGCTCTCTCGCGTAGGTTATGTTCTTGAGCCTAAGACTAGGGACTCCACCAGCTTTGATTTTTATTGAAGCCAAATCGGGATACCTAGCCACAATCTCAGCCAGCCTTTTTGCGTTATCCAATTCTCTATCGGCAATCTCAGTCATCATGCCGCCTGTAGACCATTTCTTTTGGACTCCCGCTAACCACTCAAGTCTAACAACCGGCCCTTCCATGAGGAATGAGCGGATAGTGGTTTCCCAATCCTCACCTGAACTGTATTGTGAAGGTCTGTCACTGCCTACCGTAGCTACATTCCCGGCATAGTTTCCAAAGAAAAGCCCACACGCAAATCGTAACCCCACCGTTACCTCATCACGCATATAAAAACCATTTGTGACAGGATTGACCGCCCACAACCGTGAATGATACTTTTCCGCCAGCCGAAACCCTGTTTCAGCAATTTCGTCAAAACTACCCTCGTAAGCGGTAAGGCCCGCACCATTTTTCTGGACTATCCGCGTTATGTCGTCATCCAAGTTCACTAGCGGAGTGCCTTCGTCATAGTAATTTGAGCTATACCACTGCCTACATTTCAGTAAACCTATCTCAGCGACAACAACCTCAATGTTGGCTGGAAGCTCACTACGATACTCTCGATACTCATCGTCATTTGCTACAAAGACTGTAATTATCTTTGAGCTTGCCCCATGCTTAGCAAGAACCGCAAGCGTAGCGTTCACTATGAATTTGGGTCGGTTGTAACTGGGGATAGCCACCTGATATTTCACGGTTATCTCTCCCAGTTCCCAAATGTCTGCTCTACAACCTCACGCGGAATACCCACATTACCTTGGCCCCTGAAAGACAAGCCCACTACGCCTTGCCCGTTATTACGCACTACGGATACAAGGTCAGGGTATCTTTGGGCAATCGTATTGAACGCACCTAGGTTTGCTTCTGCCCTCACTATTTTGGCGCTCCGGTCATCCGGGGCCAGCCCACTATCTATGAGTTCACCCCGTATCCCACCCGGCTGAGGTACTTCCGTTTTCAATGAGAGGTATTCCAGTCTTACAACTGCCCCATATTTCCTGAAAGCTTGAAGGCTGGTTTCCGAATCTTCTTCAAAAGACTCAGCGTATTGTCTGCCTTCCCCTACGAATATAGAATCACCGGCATAGCATCCTTGGAGTCCCCCGTATATCAGGGCATTCCCTACTAATGCTGTCTGCGTCATATGCTCAGGTCTTGACTCAATGGTCGCTCCCCAAAGCTTGGTCCCAACCGATTCAGCCAAACCAAACCCTGTTTCCAAGATTGGCTGTAGGCCGCCCTTGTGTCTGCGTAGCCGGTGCCCAGCCTTGGTGTTACTGTCAGGGAAAAGCGTACTCAGCCAATATATATCGTCATCCATTTGAACAAGTGGGGTGCCCTCACCGTAATTTTCGCAATACCAGCGGTGGTAGAACTGAATGGCTTTGAACTTACCGGGTAGCGCAACAACTAGCCGGTATCTGCCACCTAGCCTGCTTTCGTATTTTTTGAGTTGAGATGAGTCCGGCACGAATATGGTTATCAGCTCATCCGGCACCGATAGCGACTCAAGCATTGCCAGGGTCGCACCCGATATGGTTTCGTGCCGCCCGTAACTTGGGATGGCAACTTGATATTTCACCACTACCCCTGCTGGAAAGGCAAGTTTGCTTTGACAAGCTTGCCGAACTGGGCCTCCACTACCTTCCTAGGTATTGTGATATTCCCCATATTCTTGTATCTGAAGCTACGCCTTGGTATTCCAGTAACTTTGCTGTCCGTATTTTCTACAATCTTGACAAGCCCTGGAAAGCTGGCGTATATCGTTTCAAAAGCCGCACGATTGGTCATCTCGCGTATAGCCCATGCCTCTTTGATGTCCTCCGCCAAGCCTTTACCCATTTGCTCTCCCCTGATTCCTCCAGGGCTTTTGAGTCCAATCTTCTCTACCGAGCTGATGAAGTTGAGGCGAACCACTTTCCCGTATTTGCTAAACGCTCTCAAGCTGGTTTCAGCATCTTCTTCCTGCGACTCGAGGTAAGTCCTATCACTGCCCAAGTAAATTGAGTCCCCCGCATACGCTCCCTGGAAACGCCCCATCACTAGCAGGTTGCCCACCGTTACGGTGTCTGACATATAAAACTCATTATTGCGATAGCTCATGCCCCAAAGCCTCGTCCCTACCGATTCCGCAACCCCGTAACCAATCTCAGCAAGAGAATCAAGGGTGCCCTCGTATCTGGCAAGGGCGTAACCATTCATTTTGCTATCGTCAGGGACCAGGTACTTGAAAGGGCTGATGTCGTCATCAACCTGTATGAGCTTTTGATTCTCCCCATACTTTTCCGCAAACCATAGGTGGTAGAACTGGCGGCACCTAAATTGGCCAGGACTTGAAATTACTAGCCTCCACTTGTTGCCTAGTTCAGCCTTGTAATCGTAAAGTTGCTCCTGGTTCGGCACAAATACTGTAATTTTGTCGCGGTCTACTTCCAGAGCTTCCAGAGTAGCTAATGCTCTATCCGCTATCAGCTCATGCCTCCCGTAGGTGTGAATGGCGACCTGATAATCCATGCTAATACCCTATTTTCATCGTTCAACCGTGCGCTCTGCCAGAATCTCTGTAATGGCTTCACCCGATTTCTCGCGCAGAATCCTGTCCAAGGTTTCAGCCCGGCCCTCACCGTAATGAGTCCATTCCTCCCCATGAAGGAGTAACTGAGTTTTCCCTACAGCAGAAAAAGCAAGCGGGTTGCCGTAATCCCATCGGTGCCGGGAGTCAGCCAGGTAGCGGATTTTCCTGCTGGGAAACACATCTGTGTAATCAAAGAATGACGGCCCGTAAGAATTGAGCATCCCATCCGCGGTGCCCAGCCCCAAGTTGAGAAATACAGGTGACGGCCTATGGACGTTGAATATCTTGGGAGTAAGGCCCACTATCTCCATGAACAAGCTTTTCTGCCGCCCAATTTCGTTCAAGTAGAACTGCTCTGGAGTCAAGTCAGAATCGGTTGGGTATTCTGTAGCGCAAACGTGAACCCCAACATCCCTGCCCGTATCTAAAATCTTTTCCAGAACCTGCTGGTTAGGGCTTGAAGCCAAGTTGTATAAGCCTGATGTCACCTGAAAAAAGAATGATGAAGGGACACCTATGGCTTGGTCAATTATTGCTATCTGAAGTGCGGCCTCCATGCTGGACTCAACATCGTGCCGTATGACCGTGAATGAATCCAAGTTTGCGGCCGCTGTCCAGGTAACAGCATTTCCCGCATATTTCTGAATAATCTGTCTGTATTGGTCGTAGTCCCAATCAGCCATTTATTTCACCTTGACCTTCTCTGCTATCGTCAATTCTCTTACAGACCTGCGAGCTTTGGCTTCACCCATTTCCACAGCATAGGTGTGACAATCCTTCATCCCGCGCTTTGCGTAGAAAACCAGGGTATACCTGTAACCGTCAGGCCGGGTAGATGCCATAGGTGTGACACCGTGGAGATACTTGTGCCCGTTGAACCAAACGGCCCATCCGTCACGGCAGTTGATAGTGATGTCGTATTCCGGCAGACGGAGGTGCCCGCCGCTCATCCCCCTGCGGACAATCGGCATAGCCGACCAAGTATCAAAGTTGGAGTTGTCGCGGTGGTAAGGCAAAGCTGACGACTGATTTATGACACCAGATGTCCAGAGAGAATCCTCTGTCATCCTCCATTCTGGAAGAACCTGCTTCAGTGTTTGTAAATCATGTTCGTGGACTTCAGGCAAGATTTCCTGGAGGTAGCCGCCCAGAGCATCTGACATACGGTTCAGTTCCATCTGAAGCTCTGGATGCTCCCAAGTCAATCCGGCAGGTGAACACGCTTCCCTGCGCAGAACCACGGCCCGGTTGGTCATCCCGAAAATCTTGGACACGTTGCGGTTACCCGAAGCCCTCAAAGTTGTAGTCCAATGAATCCCTGGAATGTGGCGGCGCAAGGTTGTGACCGGCCTGGGGCATGGAGCATAAACCAGGATTGCTTCACCCGTATCGGCATCCCGGTAAAGCCCAGCTTCACTCAGATTAGGTTGGCTTTCCACGACTTTATCCCCAGCCATTTCGTCTACCTCTGGGACAGTCAAAACCCGCTTCAGTAAACGCTCAGGAAGCAGGGTGGTCACGTCTGGCCTGGGCATCTTTTATCAGTTTCTCCACAGTTTCAGAATGGTCATCTAACCCCATACTGGCAGTCAATTCTGAAAGCCCGGCAACAATGTCGCCATATATCTCGTTGGGGTAATACAAAATTACGGCCCGGGTAGCCTTCTGTGCGTAGCGTTCCAGAAACTCAGCGTAAGTCTTATCCTGGCTGACAGCTAGTTCTGCGTTACCCTCCATTTTGGTGAGTCTTGGTTTTCCGGTCACAGGGTCAATGACGGCATCGGATACGCTAATCTGCTCATCCAGTAATGCGCGAAAATCCTCCACATCAATTTCCTTGAACCCGACAGACTCCAAATCTGAAACGTCCATCAGTTCAAAAGCTGAAACCAGTTCCTCTACGTTCCATTCCCCCAGCTGACCAATACGGTTATCGGCAATGGAGTAGGCAATAGCTGTTTCAGGGTCATCATCTACGGTAACAATGGCTATGGAACGCCAGCCCAGCCTTTTGGCGGCCTCATATTGGTGGTTTCCGGCAATGATTTCCATCGTGGTTTTATTGACCACAATCGGTTTGCGCTGGCCAAACCGTTCATACGATTTCATAATGGCTTCAATGTCACCCCTACGCGGGTTCGACTTGGCCGGTTTCAAGTCGCTCAGCGGCCTTAGCAGGGGGATGAGCGAGTCAGCAACGTTCATAGGTCTATATATCCTCTCAGAGGTGTTTCAGCTACTAGGTAGCCTACAGTAGCCTGCCTGACCTACCCCAGCTGATTTTCTCTATTTTCGCGGGATTTTCTTTCCCCCTAGGCTGTGGGGTCGAAAGATTCACCCTTACGAAGATAGGACCGGGTCCCCCGTTTTCCCTATCGGGGTCTTGGGTGTCAGGTTGTGTACGGTTTGTTGCCGCGCTTTTGGTTACAGCTACGGTGTGCGGCGGCGAGTGGGGAATCAGGGTGGCCGGGTATCAGGTGGTCGGCCTCGAACGGGTCGGCGGGGCAGGGCGGCCCTTTACAGATATGACAGGCTAGTGCTGTTGCTAATAATTGTTTGCGGCGGGCTGGGTATGTTCCCCCGTATAGTTCTCGCTTTTTGGCGCGGCGCTCTGGAGTGTTGTTGGCCCTATCCTGGGCTTGCTGTCTGGCCCTTGTATGGGTCGGGCATCTGCTCTGTTTGCTTAGGACTCCACAGTTAAGGCACGGCCGGTTGAATAAGCCCATAATTGGTTACACCCACCTTGGTGCTTTGAGGTGCTAGCATTGCTATTGTCAGTTTTCATAGTAGTGGGATTGACTTGAGGCCCCAGTTACCGCTGGGGTCTTTCCCGTTTCATTACAGCCCCATCGGAAACCTATAGGCTTCCTTAATCCGTCCGACTGCATCTTCTAGCGTC